GCTTCGCCGAGCAGCTCCTCGAGCAAGCGAGCGAGGCTCCTGCCTCCGGCGCCCTCGGCCTGTCGCTCGGCCACGTAGCGCACTGCTGCCTCGCGCTCGAGACCGCGGTCGCGCATCACGATCGTCACGGGGCTTTCGATCCCAAGCCTCACGTCCACCTCGTCCGCACGTCGCCTCTCCTCGCGCGAGATCGGTGGCGTGGGCGTGCCCTCTACCCAGTCGGGCGTGAGCCGCAACTGCTCCGTCGGTCGGTGCGTATTCCAGGCGAGGCGCACGAGCTCGAGCAACTCGCGCGTCGAAGGCCGCATGATCTCAACGAGATCACGACGCGCCTCGGTGAGCGGCTGGCGCTCGACGAGCAGCGCGGTGCCGCTCGCCGCCGTTCTCGAGTCCGCAAGCACGCTCCCGGGAGGCAGCCCCTCCGACGTGATCACGTCGGACAGGTAGGAGTGCAGGAGCCGCACGCCGCCTTCAACGTCGGCGTTGAACGCGAGCACCCCGAGCCGCCTGCCTCTCGGCACGTCGACGATCCGAGTCGGTCCGAGCCGGATCGTCCGGCCCTGCGCGGCGCCCCGATCACGGCCTGTCCTCGGGCCAACAGAGGTCGACGCTGCCCAGTCACCCGGCGCCTCGCCCGGCACTGTCTCCGTGTACAGCTGCCCGTACCCCTGCTGCCTGTGCGTCTGGACGATGTCACTCGCCACGGCGTTCACGACGCGCTGAGCGCTGAGGAGCTGCTCGTCCGGGAGCGCGTAGTAGCCGGCGGTGTCCTGCTCGTCGGCCGCGAAGGCGACGATCGGGATCTGCCCGTAGGGATTCTCTGCCGACGGCGTCACCGATCCGTCTGCGGCCTCGATCGTTCCGAGGTCCACCCGCCCGCGCGAATCGATCGTGAAGGTCCGCTCCGCTGACCAGAACTCCCACCGCTCGATCGCTCTGCCCTGCTCGTCGTACGTCGGCTCGATCGCGAGCAGCACGCCGCTCGCAGATGAGAGGTGCCGGTCGTCGCCGCCGATCCAGATCGGGAAGACGCTGGTCGGCGAGAAGAGCGTGAGCCGCACCGCGTCGAGACGCGAGTTCCACCCGACGCGAACGAACATCCGCTTCGCTGCGACCGTGTGCCGCTCGAGTTCCTTGAGCTTGCGATCGAGTTCGCAGCCGACTCGGACTCGAGACCAGAGGTCGGCCTGCCGCGGGTCCACCTCGCCCTCGCCCTCGGACAGGAGAGGGAACTCCTCGCCCTCCTGTCCGTACACGCGAGCGAGTTCCAGCACGACCCGCCGGAAGACCGAGATCACGGCCGGCGTCATGAACTGCGCCGAGTCCCCGTAGTGCTCGCGGAGCCACTGCGTCGTGTCGCGCAGGTGCTGCCCCCGCAGGTAGCGCAGCGCCGTGTCCACCTGCGCAGCGTAGTCGTGAGGCCACGCGAGTTGTGCGCGTGCGATCCAGCGCTGCGGCGTCGAGTAGGGCGCGGGCAGCGAGATCGGGATCTGCACCTGCTCCTCCGTCGTCTCGCGCCCACCGAAGAGGGAGCGCAGCACGCGGGGGAGCGAGTCGACCATCAGCGTCACCTTTCTACGGAGAGAGAGCCCAGAGCACGAGCCTATCCGCTCGTCGTCGAATCCACCAGCCGAGCCTCAGCGCGAGGCAGCGGGTCCTCCGCCACCTGGTCGAGGTCGGCCGCGGGTCCTCGATCCGGTACACCGCGATCGCCTCGTCCAGGCTCATACATCACCACCGGGCGCGGGATCCTCGGCAGGCGCGTGACTCTTCGGTGCTCCCGACTGGTGGCTCTCGCACGTCTGCGCGAGCCAAACGCCGAGCGCGGCGCCCGCGTTGCGACAGATGCCGGCGAGGACCCTCGCCGCATCCCTCTCCGACAGGAGCCCGCTGTCGTGAGGGAGAACCATCCCGCAGCCTCCCCGCGTCCCGCACGCGGGGCATCGCGTCGTCGCGAGCAGCACTCGCTGCTGCGCCGTGTTCCGCTCAATCCGCAGATCGATCCCACGCTGCGGCCGACCCTCTGACTCGAGCGCCTCGAGGGTCAGCCCTTGCACCGCCGCGGCCGTGCCTCTCGCTCGTGCCTCGCCCATGCGGATCACATCGCCCATGTCCAGCCCTCAGCCGCCACCACCGCCCCACGAGTAGGAGTACACGCGGCCCTCGCCGCCGGGGCGAGGCTGCGAGTTTGTCACGAGGTACCGCAGCGCGTCCATCGCGTGTTCGTAGGTCCCGTCCTTCACCGGGTGATCGCTCACCTGTCGTCCGTCACGCTCGACCGGGTACGCGTACCCGGCGAGCGCCTTCACGAGCCCTCGATAGCTCGCGTCCGCTCGCGCGAGCCGCCGCTCGACGTAGAGCCGCGGCGGGCTCCCGTCGGAGGGACACAGCGCGCCGCGCACGCGATCGATCCCTGCGGGGATCGACGTGTCCAGCGGGTCGGAGGTGTAGCGCACGATGTCTCCCCACTCGGCGCGGAGCAGCTCGACGCTGGCGAGCCCGCTCGCCTGGTCTCTCGCTGCGCCTGCTGGATCACACGCGATCTGGTCCACCCGCCGTCCGGCGAGCAGTTCACGAACTCGCGGGATCAGCCGCATCGTCGGGCACTCGTCAGGGTGGAGTTCGTCGAGCACGATCAGCGCGTGCGGCGCGAACTGCCGTCCGGTTCTGTGGTCCCACCACGGCGTGTCACCGACCTGCTGCGCCAGCAGCACGCTTGGGCGGCGCGCGCCGAAGTCGATCGAGAGCCACGTGATGAAGCGCTTGTCGTACTCCCAGTGGATCACGTTGCGCTCGGGCTGCCACTCCTCCGCGTACACCGCGCCCTCGAGCACGACGAACTCACCCTCGATCAGCGCTCGCGCGAGCCGCGGGCTCAGCGCAGCCTCGAGCGTCGGGATGTAACTCGGATCCAGGTTCGGCGCGTTTTCCCTCGTCGAGATCCGGGTGAGACGACGATCGGCTACGCCTCGCTCGAAGACAACCGACATCCAGCCCATCGCTGGCGTCGAGGTCGCGATCCTCTGGAGCGACCGTGCACCCCTCACTCGTACCCGGGCGACCATGTTCTGCCACGAGGCGAGCGGCCAGTAGCGCACCTCGTCGCCCCAGAACCACGCGAGATTTGTCCCCTCGAGCGAGGCCGGCACATCGGCCGTGCCGTACCACACGCTGTCCCCAGTTGTGAGGATGTACCGCCGCTCGATCTTCCTGTGCGCGCGGATCAACTCGCGTGGGACCACGCGCTTCCAGGCTGGGAGCACGAGACGATCGAGCATCGGGAAGCTCGGGGCGACGAGCATCCCGTCGCCGCGCCCTTGATTCTCCAACGCGGCCGCCAGCGCGGCCCACGCGCCGGTTAGCGTCTTGCCCGACCCGAGCCCTCCACAGAGCAGCCGAGTCGGCGTCCGATCGCGGAGGAACGTCGCCTGTGTCGGCGTCGGCACATAGTCCACGGCGCGCACGAGATCCAGACGGGTCACTGCGTGGTCGCCGGCGAGGCGGAGTCGGGACCGATCTCGATCTCCTCGCCGTTGGCGCCCGCCTTGATCCGCAGCACGATCTCCCGGTTGCCCTCGGGCGCCCCGGTGTCGTGCGCGAGGAGGCCCAGGTGTTTCGCCGCCAGCTCGAGCGCGCGGAGCTTGTCGTGCAGCTTCACCTTCCGCACGACCGAGCGCACGACCGGTCCATCGTCGGCCTCGACCTGCCGCTCGACCGTCTCGACCGAGGCCAGCGCCCGTCTCGCATCCTCCGGGATCTCGCCGATCGGCCTCAGCGCGCCCTCGGCGGTGAAGACCTCGCCGAGGTCCGAGAACGCGATCCGCACGATCTCGGCCAGCACCCGCTCAGCGGTGAGCTCCGTCTTCCGCGCTCGGATCGCGTTCGCGTTGGCCACCAGCGCGGCAATCTGGGGATCCCTTAGCAGCCGGTACGCCGTCACGGCGGCGGTCTCCGCGGAGCAGTGGTAGCCCGCTCGGAGCACAGCCTGGGTGCCGTTCAAATCGACGAGGTACTCGCGAGCGAAGCTGCGCTGGCGTTCGGTGAGTCGACGCTTCGCTGTCCGTCGGGCCATGCCGCGAGTCTACCGGTCAGTCGCATGTCCGTCGAGACGGCGAGACGACGTGACGCCCCTTAGGGAGGGACGTCACGTCGTCTCGACCGCCGGCTCGACATGCGCGACGCGGCGTGACGCGGCGTGACTCGTCACGTCGTCGCGGGCGCTCGATGCGCGCGAAGACGAGCGGGCAGTTGGCGCGGAGCCACTCGCGCAGCTCGGAGCTCTCGCGCAGTTCGGAGTCGAGAGGGAACTCAGTCGCGATCATCGTGCCAGTCCTTTTTTTTCGCCCCCGCGTTGTCCTCGCGCTTCTCCTCGAGGTCAGAGATCCGCGAGCGCGCGCCGTCGAACGCACAGCGGATCGCGCCCGTCTCCCCATCGCGCTGCTTCGCGACGATCAGTTCAACGATGCCACGATCGCGCGTGGCCTGGTCGTGGAGCTCGGCGCGATAGGCGAAGACGACGAGATCAGCATCCTGCTCCAGCGCGCCGGAGTCCCGCAGATCGGCGAGCACAGGGCGTCGGTTCGTGCGGGACTCGACCGCGCGGTTGAGCTGCGAGAGCGCGACGACAGGAACTGCGAGCTCCCCCGCGAGGCGCTTGAGGCCGCGACTGAGCGCTGAGACCTGCTGCTCGCGGGACTCGCGACCGGTGCCTCGCGGCGAGTCGAGGAGTTGGAGGTAGTCGACGACGACGAGCGAGAGGCCTTGGGTCCGGAGTAGGTGTCGAGCCCGCGTGCGGATTACGGAGAGAGAGAGCGCGCTCGTGTCGTCGAGGTAAAGGCGGGCGCGGTGGATGCGGTCGGCGGCGGGGGCTAGCCTCGGCCAATCGGCATCCGTGAGAGTGCCGCGGCGCATGCGGACATGCTCCACACCGCTCTCGGCCGAGAGCATGCGGAGGACGATCCGAGTCGAGGCCATCTCGAGCGAGAAGAACGCGACAGGAGCGGCGTGTTGTGCGACGTGCAGGGCCCAGCCGGCCGCGGCTGTCGTCTTGCCGGAGCCCGGCCGTCCGGCGAGGATCACGAGGTCGCCCGGCTGGAGCCCACTCGTGAGCCTGTCGATATCGCGGAGGCCGGTGGCGAGACCCGTGACGTCGGCCGGCTGCTCGTGGCGCGCCTCGACCGCGCGAAACACCTCGACGAGCACGTCGCTCGACGAGCGGAGGCCAGCACCGCGAGCGGTCGGACCCACGATCGCGTGGAGCCCGGCATCTGCCTCCGCGACGAGTTGCTCGACGTCAGAGCCCGGCTCGCCGACCCGCTGCCGGAGCGAGGCGAGGAGCGCCTGGAGTTGGCGGCGCTGAGAGCAGAGGCGCACGATCTCCGCGTAGCGAGGAGCAGCCGACTGCGGCACCTCCGCGATCAGGGCCGCGAGGAGTTCGTGCGCGCTGTCAGCGGCGGCGGCTGCGCGGAGGGACGCGCGCACACTGACGAGCTCGATCGGGAGTCCAGCGTCGTGGACCTCGCGCAGGGCGCACCAGATCGCACGATGGTCGGCGAGAACGAAATCCGCGGGCGCGAGTGGACCGAGATCGTCGAGGGCTGCCGAGTCGAGCAGCACGGACGCGAGGAGCGCCCCCTCCGCCTCGCCATCGTAGAGAGCCGAGGTCGTGCCGCTCACGGCTTCACTCCCTCGCCGACGAGCCTGAGCCTCAGCGTGTCGTCATGGTCGGCGGCGCACCGGAGGATCGAGATCGCCTCGTCGAGGTCGACGACCAAGTAGTCGAGAAGCCGCAACATCAGCTCGGGCTCCTCTCCGTCGGCGAGCAGCGCGATCGTGAGCTTTCCGGCGCCAGAGGCCCACCCGGCCTCGAGGCTGGCGCTGCGCCCACAGGGCTGGACCAGCACGAGCGCGTCACACCACTTCATCGCGACGAAATCGAGAGCGAAGCCGCGTCGGACCACTGAATACTGAAGGACGTGGCGCGTCATTTTGGCCGTCCATGGCGGCGGCTCCCCGCACACTTGGCGCCACGAGAATCCGTGGTCCCCGGGCTCCGGCTCGCGGAAGTCGTAGACGTCGAAGCCGGCTGTCCGCAGGCCAGCGACCACGCCGCGGTAGCGGGTGCACCGCCAGGACGATGCCACGTAGATCCTGAGTGGTCGGTCGGTCACGGGGCGCCTCTCCCTGCGAGTTCGCAATCCTCGTCGTGCCCGGCGGGGCCCCCGCCGCAGGTGGCGCACACCCCGCATTCCGAGCAGCGTCCCTCGTCGTCCAGGCCGGCGGCCGAGCCGCAGGCCGAGCACCGCGAGTTACACGCCGGACACGGCCCCATCGGATCGGCGGGGTGGGCGTCGCCGCACATCGTGTCGCAGCGCGAGCACACCTCCCCCGTGTCGTCGCAGCGCTCACACTCGGGCCCACGATCGGGAGCCTCGAACCGCTCGAGCAGCGCCCGGTACTCGCGCACCTGAGCACTCAGATCGCTCACCTGAGCGGCGAGCGACGTGAGTTGCGCCTCCGTCGCCGCTCGGCATCCCTCGTCGGCGCATCGGATCTGACGTGGGTCAGAACGGGACATCATCGCTCTCCTCGCTCGCCGCTGCTGCCTGCCCCGGCTGGTCCCTCGCCCATGTAGGGCGGCAGGCCCGGGCGGCCGCGATCTGTTCGGGGGTCGGCGGCGGCGGAAGCGGCTGGGCCCGGACGAGCGGGAGTCCCTCGGCCCGCGATCGGCTCGCACTCGCGACCTCGCGCTCGACCGCGAGCCCACGCGGGATCATCCTCTCGCTCAGCAGTCCGACCGGTCCGCAGCGTCGGGCAAACGCCACGTCGTCGTCGGAGCCGTGCGCCAGGCCCTCCAGGCTCCGCACCAGCGCGTCGATCCCGTGGGCCGTGCGCGCCCGAGTCCACGTCGCCCACAGAGCGGCGCCACGGAGCTCGGCGCGTGGGTAGGCGAGGAGCCGCTCGACGGTGAGGCACCAGCGCTCGCGGTCGAGCGCGAGCTGCGGGTCTGGCGGAGACCGGCGTTTGGCTCTCTTGTCCGGATCGCTTCTGAGCGAAGCCTGTACCCGCTGAGGGCCCTTGGCGTCCGTGGTGCGGGTCTGGTCGTCGGAGGGCGAGATCGGCCCGCTCCGTGGCTTGCTTTGCATCTGGCGTGTGGTGTCGGACGATGCTGACGTCGGGTCGGCGTTTTTTGCCGAGCCCGACTTGTTCTTTTTCGTCTCCGTCTCCGTCTCCGTCTCCGTCTCCGTCTCCGTCTCCGTCTCCGATTCCGATTCCGTGCGCGCATGTCCGCGGATGTCGGGCATGTGCCCGTCAAACCCGGCATCCATGAACATCTGAGGACATCCGTGGCCATCCGCTGGCATGTGCCCGTCATCTGCCGGGCATGTGCCCGTCATGTGCCCGTCATCCGCTGGCAGATGTCCGCGGATGTCGGGCATGTGCCCGTCATCTGCCGAATATCGCGGAATCATTGACATTTCTTCTGGTCCCGGCCACTTCGAGACCTTTGCTCGCGTGCGATCCTGCCAGTGCTCGAGCGAGAGGAAAGCCTTGTCGCCGACGACGTAGCGGCGGACCAGGCCGGCCGTCGACAGGGCTCCGAGCCGAGTCTCGACCTCGGCGCTCCCGAGTGCGCGCCGAAGAGGATAGCAGGCGGAGGCGATGACCGCCGGGCGCCCGTCGTAGCGGCCCCAGTCGTCGACGACGAGGAGGAGGCGAACGAAGAGGCTCTCCTCCTCCGCTGATAGGCGATCGACAGCCTCGCTCGACAGCAGTCCGGTGCGCAGGATTCGGTTGGGCATCACGCGCCTCAAAAGCGAGAGCCCCGCGACGGCGGGCTAGCACCGTCGCGAGGCTCTCGGTCCACTGGTGGAGCGGACGCTGGGCAGATCGTCGGTCCGGCTAGCCCCGGCGCGCAGCGACGATCGACTCGGGCATCCTGCCCGATCTGGAGGCGCGTGGTCAAGCGCTCTCTCACGCGGTACCTCCGAGGTCGAGCACCTGCTGCGAGAGGCGACGGACGATCACCTCGCATTGATCTTCGCGGCACTCCACTCCGATCGCCTTGAGCCCGAGCGATCGGGCCACCACGAGATCGGTGCCTGATCCGGCGAACGGCGAGAGGATGGTGGACCCCGGCCGCGCGCTGTACTGGATCAGCGGGCGCACGATCCCCTCCGGCTTCTGGGTCTCGTTCTCCGCGTAGCCCTTGCAGTTCGCGGAGTAGATCACGCTCGTCTGTAGCACGGAGTCGCCGGGGCCCTTCTCCCATGTGCCCTTGCCGATCTTGCCGCGGTGAGGCGAGATACGGCTGGCGTCGTCGAGGTCGTCTTTGCGTGTGCATCGGTTCCGGCGCTTCGTGTACGGGACCATGACCGGTGCCTTGAACACTTCGCGCCACAGGCCGCGGTACCACTGGGTGACGTGCTCGTGGACGCGACGGAACCGATCGGCGTCGAACCCGGAGCCGTTGTTTTTCTCCCAGACGAGATCCTGCGCCAAGCCCCACGAGTCGAACTCGGCTCGACGCTGGAGGAACATCCGCATCGATCCGAAGCACCACAGCGAGGCGTTCGTCGGGGTGAGCCTGTTGATCACTTCGGGCCAGTTCAACGGCCAGCGATCCCACACGAGCGCGGTCTCGCCGTAGGGTGGGTCGGCGATCGTCATGCTCACGTCCGAGAGATCGATCGTGGACAGCACCTCTTGGTAGTCGCCGAGGTAGAGGTCGATCCCGCCAGCGGAGTAGTAGGGGGTCACGTCAGCGGCTCCTCGCTCGTGTCGCCATCTTGTCGGCCGAAGGAGAGCACGTATTGCCGAGCAGCTTCGGCCTCATCGTTCCGCTGATCCTCGATCTCATGGAGAGCAGCATCCAACCGCGGCCGGGCGATCTCGTCGATGTACTTCGCGCTCGCGTCGATCCCGATGCCGCGTCGACCGAGGCGCACCGCCACCGCAACGGTGGTCCCCGATCCAACGAAGGGGTCGAGGACGATCTGCGGGGCAACAGGGAGCTTCGCCCACTCGGCGAGTAGCGCCTCGCGCTCGACCCACGTCGCGTCGAGGGCCTGGTCGTAGTCGACCTTCTCTTGGGTGGTCGCGTCCTTCGCTGGCCGACGGGGGAGCTTCGGCCAGACCTTCGGATCGATCTGGCAGGCGCAGGTCGGCTTCCAACCGAGGGCTCGCTCGGCGCTCGGAGACCACCCTGTCGAGTCGCCGATCGCACGCGGCACCGACTTTCGCTCATGGTCCTCCGACACTCGCTTATCGATGACCCGTGTCCACGGCGCCCCGCACGTCGGGCACTGACCGTGTGCGCTCGTCCCCGCGAGCACCAGGGGCTCGACAAGGGCGGGTGGGAAGGTCGCGAAGTGGGCCACCTTGTTCGGCCGCGTCGGGATCGTCCAGACGGAGCGGCGGTTGCGCGTTGTGGCGGCTTCGTGGAGCCATCCATCCCGACCGGTGCGGCGCTGGGTGGCGGCGTTGACGCCCGCGGCTCGCGCATACTTGTGCTCCGCCTTGTTCCCGGGCGCGCGCCCCGAGCCATGTTCTCGAATCGCGAAGCTGTCGTAGAAATACCGCTCCGACTTCGCGATCTGGAAGATGTACTCGTGCGACCGCGTTGGCCGATCACCGGTGCTCTCCGGCATGCCGTTGCCGACGTATAGATCGAGCGAGGCGATGATGCGCTCGACCACCTCGGGCGCGACACCCTCTGCGATCATCGCGTCGCGGCACTGGGCCACGGCCTCGCGCTGACCCGAGGCGCCCTTGCACCACACGATCTCGCCCCGCGCATACCAGCCATCATCGCGTAGCGCGAAGTAGGCCATCCATGGGATGCCGACCTGATCCTTCGGCTTGAGTCCACGCCACAATCGATTCACGGCTGAAACAGCGTTGGTCGATGTTCCGTTCGCGCGCTGGTGTTTGCCCTCGTGTCCCCCACGAGGTCTTACGATCTGATCTTGCCGCTGCGGATTCGTGAGGCTTGACGTGCTTAGCAAACCCGGCTTGTTTCCACGGGGCGCCGACGAAAAGCAGTCGCCCAAGTTGAGGAAAACCACACCATCGTCGCGCAACACCCGACGGACTCCGCGGAAGATCTCGACCAGGTGCGCGACGTAGAGCATCGGTGTCGGTTCGTTGCCGAGGCAACCACGCCACGCTGTGCAGCGCGAGCAGAAGCTACCCTGCGGTCGACTTCCACCAGAGGCCAGCGCTGATCCCTGTACCCCGCGCGATCCGCGTCTGACCCCATGTGAGTGATCCTCACGGGGAGGGCTGCCCCGCCTCGGGGGCAGATCCTCACCCCACTCGTGGTCACACGCCGGGTCGCCTCCCCACACCGAGGGATCCACTCCGTCGTAGACGCGCAGCCCCCAGTACGGAGGCGAGGTCACGCAGCACTGCACGATCCCGGCGGGGGCCCGGGCAAGCTGATCACGGACATCGCCGTGCAGAAGGACATAGGGCGCCATAGCGGTCATCGGCGCCTCGTCGCGATCTCGTCGCGCTCCTCACGCGAGAGCCCGATGCTCGGGCGCTCGTGCTCGATCGGAGTTGTGCGCGCACTCGCGACTCTGCGAGAGGGTCGACGCCCGCGCCTGTGGACGCCCGGGAGCTGCGCGAGCCATGCCCGCCCTGCCCTAGTGATCTGCACCAGCGCCCGTGTGCCCGGCGCGCGGAGCTCGATGACGTGTCCGTGCCCGAGCTGACGCCGGAGCGCGTCGCAGAGCACCGAGTAGTGGGCTCCGAGGAAGGTCGCGAGCGCGCGCCGCGAGATCGCGCCGGTGCCGCTGAGGAGACGGAGCGCGTCGAGCTCCAGGTCGCGGTTCATGGCTCCTCGTCGCCCAGTCGAGGAGGTCGGCGGCCCAACTGACCGTGTGCGCTCGTGCCTGCGAGGACCGCGGGCGAGACATCGACCACCGCCAACCACGGTACGTGGCATGCGAACACCTCACCTTGGAATGATAATGATTGCGCCACGTATCTCTCCGTCACAGTGAGTGTGCCTCGATATCGCGGGGAAAACTGGAGCACGACCTGTGCCTGTCCGCGGAGGTGTGGTGGTACCCTGACACCCAGAACATCGGCGCGCAGACGAACAATGACCGGCCCGGTGCGAACGAGATCATCGAATTGCTCACGTAGCGTCATCTTTGGGGTTCCTTTCACGACGTCTCGGCTCTCCTCGTCCTCGCAGGGGTCCTTGAGGTAGGCGATCCACTCGTCCTCGGCGACCCAATCGACGACGGCGCAGCAGGCGCAGCACGAACCGCCCACGAGGATCGCGTGCCCGAGCACACGGCACGAGAGCCAGTTCCACGCCGCGACCAGCGCGCGCTTGGCCGGGGCCGGGAGCCACTTACCACGACCGCATCTGTCGCCGTAGAGCAGATGATGGCCGCGCCGGATGATGCCGAGGTCATGGATCATGGGGTTCTCTCGATCTGGATCTCCACTGTGTGGTCGCCGCGAAGACTACGCCACTGATCGTAGCGCCACTCGACGCCGGAGCCTGGAGCGTCGTCGACCCCGAGCCACGTCGCCACTTGGTCGCGCACGGCCTTGCAGGCGCCCGCGAGGTTGTCCGTGTCGAGCGAGCGCGGCGCGATCCTCGTGATCGTGACGACGACGGGCAGAGACGGACGCCCATCGAGCCCGATCAGCGCGGCCCACACGGCGCGGCGCTGGCACTTGACTCGACGCGCCCGAGCCGACCAGTGGTCGCGGCGATTGGCCTCCGACTCGAGGCGGATGGGGAGGCGCACGATCACGAGAGGCTCGTGCGGATCGCGCGCGCCACGGCCTCCGCGAGCCGCGGTGGGCAGGCATTGCCGATCTGCCGATAGACCGCCGTCTTCGGCCCGCTCCACGGCCAGTCGGGCGGGAACCCCTGCAGTGCTGCGCACTCTGCCGTCGTGAGACGACGGATCGTGACGGCCGGGCGCTTGTGCTCGCGCCCGGCAGCATCGGTGTAGCGCCGCTCTGCCGCTGCGTCCGTCACCGCGAGCCCCATGGTGCCGCCGGCCTGCGCCGGCACTGTGGGCGCCGGATCGTCAGCCCCGGCGCCGAGTCCGTCGCCGGCACCGAGGTTGCGGATGCGGAGAAGCGGTGGATGCCATCCGCTCTTACCCGCCTGCCCCTGGATCGCGTCCGACGGCAGATCAGGGTACAGGGGGCGGATCGATTGGGCGACGGCGCGATCCACGGCATCGATCGCGAGGAGTCCGTAGGGCGCGCCGCGCGCGTTGTTCGCACTCTGCGTCGGCGCGGGGCTGTCCGGCACGGCGGGCCGGTGCTTGCGCAGGTGACGCGGATCACGAACGAGATAGTCGCGCTCACCCTGCGTCAGCCCCGGTGCCGGGTTCGCAAGCGCAGCCAGATCGCCCAGTGCATCGCGCACGGTCCGCCAGCGCAGCAGCTTCGCGCGCTGCCGTGCGCGCCGCCCCTCGACGGAGGTCGAGTTGAGCAGGCGCAGGACACGAGCCTCGG